TAACCACATTGTTGCACTATATCTTATTCCTTGAATTACTGGTGTTACACAATGCTCTAGCATAGAGGGAAAAGCAATTACAGAGCCTTTTTGTAATGGAGGGACATACTCTTGATATAGTTTAACTTTAAATATTCCACCATGAAATTCTGTTGGGTCATTCATCAAACATACAACAGTAATTTTTCTATCTAAAGGCTTTAAGCCTAATAAAAAATAATCTGTATGCCAATCATATTTTTGTTTTTCAGTATACCTAGCAAATTGTATTTGTTCATATTCTGTAATTAAATAATTCCAATTACATTCAACATTTGCAGTATCAGCAATAGATTTTAAATGTGATTCTAACCAATGGTCTTTTTTTAAAAATTGTATTGCAGTATTTCTATATTGTTGATTATTTATTGCTTCTGATTCACCCATAGATGCCATATCATAATCACGGGTTGAACAATCAGCAATTACTTCATCACATAGGGCAGGATTTATATTAGATAAATACCAAATAGGTAAATGGCTCATGGTTTAGGAATATTATCTTTAATTTGTTTTATTGTTTCTTTCCAAGCATCATAACCGCCATGATACAAAGTGTCAAACTGTTCCGCAAAACTAGGATAGGCTACCATTCTTTTTTCTTTATATTCGTTGCCGTCTATGTAAGCCTGTAACACAGCCTCATCAGGTTCGACTTCTTTATTATCTTTGTCATAACAAACATCTCCAATTATTCTTACAATGTTTGGATGACTTAATATAATTAATGCATTTCTATTATTCATTATTGTTTTATTTCTTGAATTGTAATTGATGAAGTAGTTGCTGTATCCCTATTTAATTGAACCACACCGCCATTAACTAACAAAAGTTGGACATAGTATTGCAAAAATCCAGTTGTGCCGTACGAACCATCTAACCATTGCATTGATGCACTTGCACCTTGATAAGTATTACCTGTGCTTTCGTAACCTATAGTATAAGCCATATAAAATGGACCGCCAATTTGACTAGCACCATTTAATAAAACTCGTGCATTAGTATAACCTCCGGCTGTTGGCGACCTAAAAATTCCGCTTAGACTAACAGTTATTAATAATTTGCTATTAGCATAATACGGATAAATAGCCACATTAACACTTGTATCACCCCAATAGCCCGGACCATAAGAATTTTCTGTCATAGTTTTAAAACTTACAGTCTGCACTACCGAACCAACAGTTACGGGACCAGCAGGTCCTGTTGGACCAGTTGGACCAGTCGGACCTGTTGCTCCAGTAGGACCCGTAGGACCTGTGGGACCGGGCGGACCATATGGACCTGTTGGTCCTGTTGCACCCGTTGGACCTGTAGCGCCAGTAGGTCCTGTGTTACCTTGAATACCTTGAGGACCTTGTGGACCTAATGGTCCCGTTGGTCCTGTGGGTCCCGTTGGTCCAGTTGGACCATTAAAGCCTGAGTAGCCAGATGTGCCAGTCGGACCCGTTGGACCCGTTGGTCCTAATGGACCTGTATTTCCCGTAGGACCTGTTGGACCCGTTGGACCTGTTGGTCCGTTGAACCCACTATATCCTGATGTACCTGTTGGACCAGTTGGTCCTGTCGGTCCCGTATTGCCTTGCGGACCTTGTGGACCTATTGGACCAGTCGGACCTGTTGGTCCATTAAATCCGCTATACCCCGAAGTGCCCGTTGGTCCTGTAGGACCTGTTGGTCCAAGTGGTCCTGTCGGTCCAGTCGGTCCTGTAAATCCACTAAACCCTGATGTGCCTGTAGGTCCTGTTGGTCCTAATGGTCCTGTAGGTCCTGTAGGTCCTAAAGGTCCTGTAGGTCCTGTTGCACCATTGTTACCTGAATAACCGCTTCTTCCTGAAAAGCCTGAGATACCTGAAAAGCCCGATGCTCCGTCAATGCCTGAATATCCGCTTCTTCCACTCCACCCTGATATGCCACTTGCTCCGCTATAGCCAGATATACCTGAAAAGCCTGATATGCCTGACGCACCCGAAAACCCACTTAATCCACTTCCGCTATATCCGCTTATGCCAGACCATCCTGATATGCCACTAAACCCCGATACGCCTGAATATCCGCTATAGCCTGAGGTTGAATTGCCTGAGAAACCTGATACGCCTGAATACCCACTATATCCGCTTGTTGCAATACCTGAGAAGCCTGAGATTCCAGAATACCCACTATATCCGCTTTGCCCACTATACCCAGAAAACCCACTAAAACCTGAAATTCCTGAATAGCCTGAAATTCCTGAATAGCCTGAATATCCGCTAAATCCTGATGAACCACTTACTCCCGCAGTTATGGCTAAAAATAATGGGTGGTCATTAGGAAAGTCTGTTGTTCCTGTGCCACCTGAAGATATAAGGCTTACAGGTATTGTCCAATAAGAATTTGCTGTTCCAGCATTGACATTTGTTGTGGCACCCGTTATTAACCATGACTGATAATTTGCACTTACATTCTGGTCTTGAATAGTAAATTTTTGTGTAGGTTGTAACAATGCTAAAAATATATCTATATCTTCGCCATTGTTGGTTAGATGAGAAATATTTATTTGTGTAGCATTACTTTGGGTTGCATTGTTCCAAAGTAAATACCCATTAGCAGGTTGTCCACTTGTTTGGACTGCTTCTGCATAATATAAAAATAAACTTGATGATTGTCCAATGGCTCCTGATATACCTGAATATCCACTCCACCCAGATATTCCGCTATATCCACTCCATCCGCTTATCCCGCTTCCACTATATCCTGATATGCCCGACCATCCGCTAATACCACTATAACCCGATATGCCTGACCAACCTGATGTTCCACTAAAACCCGATGTGCCACTATACCCACTAAAGCCTGATATGCCACTATAGCCTGACCATCCACTAATGCCACTATACCCACTCCATCCTGATATTCCGCTATACCCGCTAAAGCCTGATTCTCCTGACCAACCACTAATTCCGCTATCTCCGCTATAGCCTGAAATTCCTGAGAATCCACTTATCCCGCTATAACCCGAATACCCGCTATATCCACTTGTTCCGCTATAACCTGATGCACCCGAATATCCACTAAATCCACTTTGCCCAACGGGACCTACTATCTGTCCTGCATCATACCAAGCAGAGCCATTCCATACCCAAAGATTTCCATCTTCGTCTACTATGTATGCATCATTTATTTGATTGCCTGTAGGAGGTAAATCACCTACAGTTGGCACAGAGCCTTTGATTGTTATGCTTGTGCCTTGCGTTCCACTATATCCGCTAAAGCCCGATGTGCCTGAATAACCTGATTCTCCTGACCATCCGCTTGTGCCACTATAGCCAGAATAGCCTGATGCACCCGACCACCCACTATATCCTGATTCGCCACTATATCCTGAATAACCACTTTCTCCGCTAAAGCCTGAGATGCCACTATCTCCTGAATATCCGCTTATGCCACTAAAACCTGAATACCCACTTTCTCCACTCCATCCGCTAAAGCCTGAAGTCCCGCTAAATCCACTATAGCCTGAGATACCACTATATCCGCTATACCCAGATATTCCACTAAACCCGCTTTCACCTGAAAAGCCCGAATAGCCTGATTCTCCGCTATACCCACTATAGCCACTTGTACCTGAAAATCCGCTATAGCCTGATTCGCCACTCCACCCAGAAAAGCCTGATTCCCCGCTCCAACCTGAAATGCCACTAAATCCTGATGTGCCTGAATAGCCTGAATAACCTGAAACACCGCTATATCCACTTATGCCTGAATACCCAGAGAAGCCCGATATTCCGCTATATCCTGAATAGCCAGATAGACCTGATACGCCTATAATACCTCTATCAATATTAATAGTTTGCGTAGGTGTTGGAGTAACGGCAATGGTTACATTGTTTTGGTCTACAACTGTTACATTCATATTTGCCATATCAACCTTCTACTACAATGCCGTCACTACGGACTAAAAATAAAAGGAAGATGATGTAATCATTCTGAGGCGTTGCTCCGACTTCGGGAAAACTAATTTTAATTCTGCCTGAAAAGCCTACGCAATCTTGTGCATTAATATCTAACTCAGGGTCATTGTTCATTAAATCCCATACAGAATCATTAATAACTAATGTAAAAAAGCCTGTAGCATCATTTCTATTAGTAATACTTAATTCAATAGGGCTTGGAGCAGGAGTGTAATTTGCTATATCAAATGTCAGCCCATTTCTTGTATCAGTAATATTAGACATGGCTCTACGAATAATATGAGCATCTATTGTTGCACCCGTAAGGTCAATAGGAGTTATATTATTACTTGCCGTTATTGATAGATTCCAGTATGTAGATTGTTCCCATACTAATTCTCCCGCTATGATTGGGTTATCAAAACCCGAGACTTGTGTAAGCGAGTTCTTATTAAAGATTGCCATGATTACTCTACCCTTAGTTAATAGGCTTATACCCTTACAAGCCCACGAATCATGTTTTATTTTTTAATATGGTATCAAGATTTCATTATAAAGGCAAGAGCATAAAATGGGGGGAGATTTGCATTTGTAGCGCTTCCGCCTGAAGAATCACTTGTAAAGTTATGCACATGGTCTACATTGTTTAATGATGTTGCATCAACATTAAATTGCCAAGAAGTTCCTTCTTGAATAGTAATATTTCCGCCTGAACCAACTGATTCTACTCTATTATAAAAATGGACATGAGGCTGATTTGGAATACCTGTTGTTCCAGTATGCGTATGTGCTACTAATGTTGCATTAGCCGAACCACCCGTTCCACCTACGCTATATGTTGAACCTGCTCCGACTAAAAATCTATCTCTTAAATCAGGCGTTCCGCTAGAGCCATCACATAATAACCACCCGCTTGGAATTGTTCCAACTGAACCTGACCACATAATAATACCGCCACTTGGCACAGCGTAAACAGCAGAGGCTACTCCAAGATTAGTTCGAGCAGAACTTGCTGTTGTTGCACCCGTTCCGCCATTAGCAATAGGCACAGCATTAACCAATCCATCAGAAGCATCAAGCCTACCCGAAGAATCTAAATTGTTTGCTAATTGGCTAAGATTAAAAGATTGGGTCATTATGCACTTCCTATTCTTGCAAAAGTTTGCTGGTTTAATAAAGTAAAACTATTTGTAAATGGCGTATTTAAAATATAATTTACATTAGATGCCGTGTAATCAAAACTAACGCCTTTAATTAACAATGCTCCATTTGCATACACTTCCATAGCCAAAGGATTAGAAGCAAATATATATGTAGAATTACCTGCTACAGAATAAGCAACTGTATTAGTAATATTAGAGCATGGTACGCCTAAATTATTTGCAGAGAATTGAATAATATTTACTGAACCTGTAACTGCTGATGGAAATCCATCTAATACATTGTCTGCCAAATTATAATCAATTTCATTAAATTGTGAACCATTTATATATATTTGTTCAAAGCCACTATTTATTAAAAATTCTGTTGGAATGTATGTTGTTGTAGCAGAAAAATTTACAGACCAACGGCTAAAGGGTGGATAATTTTCTCCCTCTGCTCTAAACCTATATATTGAAAAGCCTGTTGTTGCTCCGCTTATTGTGCCTGTAAAAGTAATTACTTTTGTTGAATAATTAATTGTGCTGACTGTATATGTTGTAACTGTGCCTGTATTTGTAAATGATAATTCATCACCCGCATTAATTAATTGATAAGGTAGTTCATTATAAGTAATACTATTAGATGTAGATGAAGCAATAGTTAATCCAAGAGGCTCATAATAATCTAATTTAGATACGGCTCTCATATTTAAAGCAGTTATTATTTCACCTACTGATGCTCCAATATTAAGCACAATAGTTGTAGATGTTTCTGTATAGTCATCTTCATCTAATAAAACGCCATTTTTAAATATAAGAGCCTGTCCTACAATATGCGTCAGATTAAAAGTTGTTTGTCCGCCTGTAGCAGTAAAATTTGTCTCAGTAAAAAAGAAATCATCTTCTTCTGTAAAGCCTACAACTCGTCCAAATATATCTATTACTAAAGTTGATGGAACGACTGATTTAGAATAAACCCCATTCCCAAAATTAAGGAATTTTTGTAATGCTACACGCATTGTGCCATTAGTATTATTTGTAACACTTAAAATTCCATCGCTACTATTTGTGCTTGATGTTCCTACTTTTGTTACTTGTCCGCTTCGTGCATCAAGGTCTATAGCGTTTGTTCCATCTTCTAATCCATTCCATATAGTTTGGTCATAAACAGAACTTTCGCTTGGCACAAAGGCTCCTCCAATACCTATATAGACTGCATTGTCTACAGACAAACTACAAACTCTATTTCCACGGGTTGAAAACAAAACATAATTTGCATCTCCAAATGGCTCTGGCGTTGCTAAATACCATTGATAAGCAGATGGGACCATGCTTGGAGTAGCAGAGGTATTATTTAACAATCCATAATAATATTTGTTTCTTGGGTTTAATGAAAATCCACCACCATTAATATTATCCGCATATGCAACATTAAGATATCTATTTACATATTGGAATGTTTGTGGTCTCCAATGTAAGACTGCTGATGCAGGACTGAATACAGATGTTGCTAAACTGTTTATCATGCGACTAAAGAAATACCAATCTCCTGCTTGTATGCCTGTAAAAATAACAGGTGGCATGGTTATGTTTATTGAATAAGGATTACCTGCAGGTTGAACAACGGTTGTTCCTGCAAAAATTCTTTGCTCTAATGTTGGATTGCTAAACGCTGAATACCATATTTCCGCATACTGCGTTATACCTGCGCTACTTGTCGTTACATTAACTTGGAACGATGGTCTTGTAGCAAAGACTTGCACATTAGATATTATGGGAGCAGGTAATGTTCCAAAGGTTGTTGGGCTACCTAAACCTGTATTTGGCGATGGGGTAAATTGAGTTATATTAGTATCATCATAAACGGCAGGATTAAATTCGCTTACATTTAAATTAGTTGTTATTTTTCCATCATCAGAAAATGTCTGTGTTACTTTCATGCACCTAAATAATTTATCTACCCATCCATAATTAGCATTAGTAACAGTTACAATATCTCCTGCATCTAATTGCAAGCCTGTATAGTTAATAGAAAAACTTAATTGCAAATCTTCACGAGCAGATTTTAAAAATCTTGTTGCTAAATATTGTGCAGTAATAGAATTGTTTACTAACGGCAAAGATATTGATTGTTGATTAACTGGTTCATTAGGATATAACAAAGCAGGGTCTAATTCTGCAAGGTCATATATAGCAGATGCAAAAGTATCTTGAGCAGAGTTATCAGGAAATTTGACTTCAGCAATATTAAATGAATTTGCTATATCCATAACATTTGTAGTTATGCCTGAAATAATATTGCTATCATTTAATTCCATTGCTATATCATAACTAGGGCTTTGGACAATAACTCCCCATGTCCCAAACATTTCTGAATATTTAATTAAACAATCACAGCACGAAGCCATGTCTTGTAAATTTTGCATAATTGTTCTATTGGTAACAATAAGACCATTAAATTTAAATCTTGGTTGCGTTGATGAACCACCGCTATATGGCGTGTAGGTAAAATTTTCATTAGAGTATGCTGTTAAGGCATTTAATGAAGATGTATTAATTTGATTAGCAGGGATAGCCCCGCCATATCTAGTATTTAAAAGATAGTCATAAATAACATCTCCCGTATTAGTTAGGTTATTTGTTATTTGAAATTTTGTTTGCTGTAGCCCTGTTAGACTTGCATCTTGATTATATGTAATATGCACAATAGCAAATACTGTGTCTGTCATTGTTTTTGATGCATCCCATTTATAAACTAAATAAGGATTAGACATTACATCTATAGCAGAGAATGGCGAATTAGCAGGGCTTGATGAACCATTAGAATAAAGATATATATCTATTAATCCATTTACGCTTGTATCTATTAAGCCCGTAGATTGGTCTGTTAAAGATTCGACTGTATATCCATTGGGTTGAAAATCAACTATTTTTCCTCCCCAATAAATATTGCCAAAGGTAAATGTGCTTGTTGTTTGTCCTGCCTCTGTGCCAGTAACTTCAGATAATGCTATTACATAATATAAATTTTGATTATCATCACTTATAGATAAATCAATAACCGTTCCGCCTACATAAGCCGTTCCATAAACAATAGGTAATTTATTATCTGTAGCAGGATTTATTTGTTGGCGATTACCTAAATTAGGACTTGCTCCCGCTACATCAAATGAAGGCTGACTTGGGCTAAATAATGCTTTTGATATTACTGAGGCTACGACCATGTTAATTGCAAAGCCTAAAACATAATATCCTATTGCTAATTCAGCAACAGTTGCCGCACCAACAATATATGCTATTCCTGTGATTGCCATATTAATCCTTGAGCATCTTTGTAAATACTTTCTCTGTAAATTTATATCCTAAGTATTCAAATAAAGATGAATTATCAGAATGGACTTTTGTGCCATATCTAATCATGTTTACATTTTTTGTTTTTAAATATTCTTCGGCAAATTTAAACATTTTAATTGCTGTTCTACCTTTTCTATATTCAGGCTTTAAATAATAAATATCTTCCGTTGCCAAAATACAATCTATGTAATGCAAATGCTTAGTTACAACAAAAACAATATAACCAATAATGCTATTATTATCTTTGCATAAAATTAACTCTAAGGCTTTATTATCTTCTATTTTAAAATACACGCCATAATCAGGCTTTAATTCATAATCTTTTAATAAAGATATTTCTTCATAATGGTCTTGGAATAATAAAATAATTTCTTTAAATGATTCTTTAGCATTTCCTATTTCATATGTAATCATATTACTCGCCACCTGTTTGTTCTAAATCGGCTATTACATTTGAGGCAGGTGGAATTGGCGATGGTGTAGGAGTTGGCGTTTTCCCAAACAAATAATTTATTGTAGACACAAAAGCAACACGATTCATACTTGTATCTGATGGGTTATAAAATGTCCATGAATTATTATTGGTAAATCTACCTGCTGTTCTATTTTGCAAAATTAATTGTATTGATGATGCAGACACAGTTATTGCACCCATAAAACTTCTTGCATCTTCGTTCCATTGTTCTGATATAGCAAAACTATTTACATATCCATTAAAGAATTGATATAGCCCACCGGAACCGCCCGTTGTTATTAACGCTCCATTATTATCAAAAAAGCCATGCCACATTTCTATCTGTGAACCTTTAATGTTTTGACCTAATACTAAACCCAACATAGTTTGGTCAATGCCAACTAAAGTTACTGTTGTTTCATTAGCGGTTGATTTAATATTTTTTGTTGCATCTCCTACTTTAACTAATTGCCCTAATGCTTGAAAAGGTTGGACATCTACAGCAGGAATTGTAAGAGCAGATGCGGTTGTTGCAAATCTGTAAGTTGCTTCAGGAGTTGTTAATCTAACAAAATCTGCAATACGAATATTATTAGTATTTTCTACAGGCTCTATATTGTTCATAGAACTGCCTCAAAGGCATTAAATCCGCCTGACCAACTTATATAAGAATCATTTGCATACGGCATTAAAGTATAGGTAGGGTAAGCCCTTAGAATAACCTGAAAGGTTGTTCCCGTATAATTTGTTCCTCCCATACTTACTGTTGCTCCATACTCTCCAATTACAGCACTTAATGTGCTTGGCAAAGTTGCCATAAGATTTCTATGCACAGGAATATTAACAGTTGAACCTACGCCTCTTAATACATCTGCTGTTGCTATATATGGATATGAACCTACTTGGCAAAAATCACCTTCCTTAACTATGTATGCATTAGGGTCTATTGCAGGCAAATTACCTAATACTAAAATTTTATTTGCTGAACTTGTTTGCCATTGACAAGCAGGAATTTCAGTTGAAGACATATCACCTTGATAAGCAATATAATTTGCCCAACCCGTTGTTCCAAAATTTAAATATTGTATTAATGCCATATCAGGTATACGCAAACTATTAAGCAAAGCCCGATTTTGACTATATAATAAATAATTCATTGGCTTCATATCAAAAGAAAATGGAACAACTGTTATAACTTCGCTTGTTGATATTCTTTGATTACGGCTAAGCATTTGACCTACAAACCTATGGTCATTTATTCCGACTGATTCGCTAATAGCAAGGATTTGATTTAGACTCATAATTATCTCGAAGTAGGCATTGACCTTGATGCTGATTGATTAACAGCCCAAATAGTCTCTTTATTTTTTGCTAAAAATTGTGTAGCAGACTGCGTATCTATAGCAGATAGATTTGCAATATAAGGAGCATTGTAGTTTATTGTTTGCCCTTGTCCCATCATAGATGATATTCTGCTATTAGGTATTACCGTACCTTGTCTTGCAGGTATGAATAATTCAGGTCCTTTTTCTCCAACGATTGTAGGACCATTTATATCTCCACCTTCAGCCGCCATTCTGGGTAATCCACCTCCGCCAAATCCGCCTACTGTTGGTGTTCCTGTATTAACTCCGCCACCCATAGAGCCAAATGGATTAAATCCCATTGCTCGTAATCCTGCCATGGCTATTTGCAAGGCTTGGAATTTTAATATCATAGATAGGATTGATTGAATAACCGACTTAGCAAAATCTGCAAAGCCTAATTTTCCTGTTCTTACAAATTCATCTATAGCACTATTCATATTTCCAACAAAACTAGAAAACATTTCTGAGCCTAATCTTCCTGCATCTTCTGACATAACAGTAAATTTTCTATAAGCCTCATCCCATCCTTCTACAAATGATGTTCTCTGTCTTTCTTGTTCGTCTACGCTTTGTTTACGAATTGTGCTCAAAGTTAATTCCGTATCCATTAAACCTTTAATTCTTGCTTTCTCTGCTTCGTATGTTGCACCTTCGCCTAGATTTTGTTTTGCTGTAACTATTTGTTGCTCTAACTCAGCAATCTTTTTCTTTGTATCTAAATCAAGAACGGCAATTTGATAATCTCTTTCACGCATATAGAAATGGTCACGGTCTAAGGCTTCTCTTGCAACATCAAAGGTTTCCATCTTTCTTTGAAATTCAACTTGCTGTCCAATAATCTTTAATTCTTTTTCTCTTTGTGCCGTTATAAATGCCACATCATCTTTAGCCTTTTGATTTGCTAACGCTATTGTTGCCGTTGCTGTTCTTTGTATTTCTCCTTTTTGGGCTTGAGATAAATTTTCTTTATTTAAATCTTCTAATCGTTTTGTTTCAATAGAGGCTATTTCTTTACGCCTATTTACTTCAACTGTTAATATATCTATCCCATATTTATCAGACGATAACCCATCAATTTTTAATTTATTTAATTCTTTTTCAAATGCAATATTTGCATATATTAATTTGACTTTAGCCTCGGCAGAAATAATTTCACGCCTATTTGCTTCCATGCGTTGGGCTTGTTCTTTTTTTTCTTCCTCTGTTAAAGCCTTAGAACCTCCGCCACCTTTTGCATCTTCTTCTGCTTGTTTGTCAAAATAATACTTGGCACCAAAATATGTTGCAACGCCTGTTGCTACTGTGCCTACGCCTTTAAGCCCACCCAAAGCAGATAATCCTATGCTAAGAGCCGCCGTTTCTTTTAAGGCTTTGTTTAATAATATAATTGCTTCAACAATTTTAATTAAATTACTTACAACAACTACGCTAGCAATAGCCAACATTGATGCTTTAAATTTTTCAATGCTTACAGTCCCTTCTCTTGTAAAAGGAGAAATCATATCAGCAAAGGCTATTTTTAAATTGTCTAAAGTTGTTTTTAAACTATCCGATACTTCGGCAACTCGTGCTATTGCTATTTCATGTTGCTTGTATTTAGCCGTACTCATTCCTAATTTTTCGGCTACTTCATCAACAGAAACTCCAATACCTGTTCTACCCAATAATTCTTTTACAAGTTTTACTTTTTCATAAGTGCTTGTTATTTTACTTAACCCTTGAAAAATTCTATCTAAAGATTGCTCTGGGCTTAATGTTTTTAATTCCTGAAATGTTATCCCAAGCCTTTCAAATGTTGCAATAGCCTGTTCATTCCCTCTTTGAGCGTCATCTATTTTTCCAAACAATGTAGACATCATTCGGGCTGCACCTTCAGCGTTTCCGCCTGAAGTTTGTATGGCATCTCTAAATTGCAATGTCTTTGCTATGCTTACATCAAAACCTTTAGATAAATCTTTAATCGTATTCGCATACTCAAGAGTGGCGTGCATTAATTCAGCAAAGCCTAATGCTCCTGCTGATAAGCCTCCACCTAATAATTTAAAATTTTGGTATAACTGTTTACCATCTGCTGTTAAAGCATTAAAAGATTTTTGTAAATCTTGTGCTTGTTTTTTGGCTTGTGCAGTCGCCTTATCCCATTCGACTGTAACTAATCCTAACTTAACCGATAATGAGCCTACGACAGCCATAATTATTTCCTAGAATATTTATCTTCAATTTGTTGCCATATAGACCAGCCTAATCTTGATGTTACTCTATCAAAATTATATTCCAACGCAGGTCTTAAAAATGGCTTTCCTATTCCTACTTTTGCATTTCCAAATTCTTGTGATACTGCTACAGGTGGTCTACCTCTATATACTGTTTGAAATTTGCCTTTTTTATTTAAAATAATATCTGCTCTTGTATCATCACGCATAGGGCTAGATGTTACTCGTGCCATATACATCTCTCCCGCATAATACTTGCCTGTTTTATCCCTTGCCATAGGACGGTGAACTTTCATATATATATGGTCACGCAAATGTCCAGTCTTGCTCTTTGGGTCATAAGGTGCAAATGTTTTAGCATCTTGCAATACAGGCTCCATAGCATAAGTTAAGGCTGTACGCCAAATCTTATCTGTTTTTCCTTTACCTATTTCTTCTTTTAATTCTTCCATGACTTTAAACAATTCTTGGAAGCCTTCGACTTTAAATTCACCCGCCATTTTTAAACCTCTTTAAATTGAATTGAGGTGCTTGAGATATATAACCTAATAAGGAATTGCTTGTAGATTCTTCTACGCTTAATTCATTATCAGGATTATTTGAATATTCGTTTATCCAAGGAAATAAATCTTTTGCATGAAATACAGGAGTATTAGGACCACGCATATAATTAAAACAAGCCGTAGTCAATGGTGTTATAGAATCAAAGATTCCTTTGTTCCCAAGCATTCCGTCTGCATACATAACTTGTATATCCCCAAAAAGTTCTTCATCAATGGAATTAATATATTGTTCTGTATGCCCATTAAATATCATTGAGGCAACCACTTGGGCTCGAAGTGACTGCCTTAGTTTTTTTTTGCTGTATTGTAGTTTGGTCGTATTGTGTTTTCTATTTCTTCGACAATTTGCTTTATAACCAATTCAGGAAATTCTGAGGATATATCATCAAAGGATTCATTTATAGGCTCACCTGTTTCTGATTGCAATAAATGAAAATACTTTTCTACCTTAGTTTCCCACATAGCAGATAGATTAGCAATTTGTTTTATAGATGTGCCGTCTAAAATAATATCATCCTCTAATACCTTTATTGTTTCTTTGTCTGAATTAATTGCTTTTAAAAATTCATCACCGCCATCTTTAATAGATTTATAAATAGGCTCAGACAATTTAACAAAAAGATTTTTTATCTTTTCATCTGTGGGCGTAGATATTGCAACAGTCATATCTTCCATTTCTTTTTTTAAAGGCACTCTTACCTTTAAATTAAAAGATACATCTCCTACATTAATATTTAATTTTTTTAATTTGGCTTGTTCTTTGACCTGCTCATAAGAAGCACCTAATTTTTTAGAAAAACTCATTTTAGACCTTTAGTATTTTGTGATAGATTGTATTGTTTAAATTAATGACATAATCAACAACTTCTTCTGGCGTCATCTTGTCAGCGTGCATTACTGCTATTTTATATATGGTGTCTAATCCAACTATTTTTTGTTGAGTAAATCCAAACCAAGCCTTTCCGCCTAGTCTGGATTGTTCAATAATATATGCTAATAAATCATTATTATTTTTTATTTCTGTTGTCATATTTTATTTTGTTGTTGTTAAGTATTATTAGACCATCCATAAGATGAACCACCTACAGGATGAATATTAAATATAAATTTACCTTCAGCCGTAGGAGACATATCCCATTGTAGACCGCCAATCCGTGCGTTAAACGCATACGCTACAGTATCTGTGCCATCATATGATGCAATAACATAAGTCCGAATAATATATCCGCTATATCCATCATCACGAATTAATAATTGTGCAGGGTCGGCAGGGTTCCAAGGTGCTGTTACCGCCAAAGATGTTACTTGGTTTTGGGTTGTAATCTTAGCACCCGTTCTTTGACCTGCAATATTATAGGCTGCAAAAGCATCATCCGCACCAAAGGCAGGTACAACTTCAACGGGAACTTGAATACCATCTGTTCCTGTTCCACCTGCAGATGTGCCAATAAGCGTTTGAATATCAGCCCATGTGCTTAATTCAGTATCAGTTAAAGGAATTGGAGTTGCTGTGTCTTGCATCCATAGAGTTGCTACATATCCGGGCAATACTTTATTAATAAGAGCCATTTTAGAATCCTTAAATTAAATGTTTAAAAAATATTATCTTATCAAGTCGGGACATCTAAGGTGCAGTCCAATATTATATGTTGTAATCCTACATCATCATCATATGTATTGTAAAGCCAATCTACATCTGCTTTAGCAACAAAAAACCCATTATCATTTGGGTCTCCAAAAAAGCCTGAGTACCCATGTAAATCTTGTAACAATGTATTAGACAAGTCAAAGGCTGTTTGAAAGTTTTGAGAATAGATTGATGTTTGAAAAATAGGTCTGTCTATCCCTTTGTTTGATTGAGTTTGTCCTGTATAAACAGGTTGATGCACATTTCTTAAATTCCAAACTACAAAGGTAGGCTCCGTAGCCCAATTACGATTAAAGGTTGCATACACAGGCACGGGTGAAAATATGGCATTTAAAGTCCATTGGATTGTCTGTGCATATATAAGAGGATTTTGTTGATTGCTCATACTGGGACTATTGGGTCATTTCTATAGCATAATAAAGTAACATTCATACGGTCATTTGTTTCTCTTACATCCGTAATTCGCCAATCAAAGCCACGCCAAGTAATACTATATAAATTTTGATTATCTACAATTTGTTTTGTATTAGGAGTGTAATTTAAAGTTAAATTTACTAAGTCCGAATACACCCGATACTTATCCGATATTCTTAAACTGTTGGCAACATCTGCCACCTTGGCTCTTGTATCAAACCATTTGGTTATAGTTGTTGTCTGCATCCCATATGTGCTTGTGCCGTTAATAACATTATTAACAACAATATTTTCATATCGGGTAATTGCCATTTACATCACCAATGGTTTGTAAGGTCTTAATAATTGAGATACGCCAAAAGGTATATCGTGCAATATCCCTGCTGTTGTATTGCTACGATTGTTATATAAATGAGTTAATAAAAGCAATCCCGCTTGTTTGATAACAGGATAATTGCCAAGCGGGTTATTGTTTAAAGAATAAATACACATAACAGGATTAGTCATAAAAGTATTAATATCATTTGGTAATGTATTAATAATGACTTTGTTGCCTGTTGGGTCATAAAAATATTGAGTGTCATTTAATGTAATAAGAACAGGAGGGCTATCCATGTTGTAATACTTTACAGCATCAATAGTAACTCCTACCTCAACATTAGTGTCTTGGGATATTTCAGGTAAATCTAAAGCAGTTTGCATACCCATGGAATCATTGGTAGCACCATAATAGCATTTGTATTGCACAGGCAATATAGACATTCCAAGATAATCTTCTATTGCCATTCTTGTTGCTAATTCAAGCCCACTTAAATAAGGGTCTTGGGATTCATCATCAAACAAGTTAAGTTGCTGAGTTATTTCTTCAAGAGATAACCAAGCAGTAGATATATCTCTATCTATCTGTTCTACCTTTTGATACGACCAAGGGTTTCTTGGTGAACCTAAAGTGTTTGTTGTTGATAAATTAGATGGCATTAACTAGCCGTATTTCTTAAACGCACGCCAGCAAATACATCTCGAATTGTTGAGCATACTCTACGCTCTGCAAATACAGTTACAAATCCAACTGATGTTTGCTCAAACATTTGTATCTTCATTAATTCATTATCTGCAATAGACACAAACTCATCCCATGCTCCTAAATAAATTGGGTAATTATTTGCACCCGCTATAGACATATAAGGATTAGCAATAACAGGGAAGCCAAAAATTCTTGTGACTGAACCGCCATCTACATCTCCTACTTCTAAAAATACAGGAAGCCCTGTTGTCCCGCCTGTTAATTCACGCAGATTTCTAATTGTCGTAGGATGCATCATCCACGCACAAGTTGGATTTGTCCAATATTGTGGAGGCAAAGCACCTGCTAAATTAGCAATATCATTATATGTAATTGCACTTGGACCTTCTGCTTGTACGCCTAATACTGTATGTAATCCATTGGTAATGGCAGGTCCAGATGAACCAAAAGAAGCAGATGAGAAAGAATTAGCATAACTATTTAATCCCCGCAGTCCAACCGTTGCTCCATAATAGCCTGTTGTTGAACCTGACTGGTCATTGTTATACATCATAGACAATGCTTCTTGTTGAGCAAATTCACGCCCAATGTCCATAACAATAGATTCCTGCAAATTGTTAATATCAGATAATACTGCTGTTCTAATAGGTACACTTGCTTGAATTACTCTTAAAGGTAATTGCCATAAGGCTGTGTCTAATCCTATGCTAGCATTGTTATTATTGATTGGATAATATTCCCACGGATTGCCAATGGCTGTAATTGTTGTAGAGGTCGCTGTTGTATCACCAACAACATTATATGTTCCATTACCGCCCGTACCTGTACCTGCCGAACTAATATAAGTCCCTGCATTAATACCCGAGCCTGATAATGTTTGACCTACTCGTACTACTCCGCTTGTAACTCCCGTTACTGTTAATACTGATGCTGTAATAGAGCCCGTAACTACCGCTCCATTTTGAATATTAGTTATATTTCCTGTCTTTGCAACAAAGGCTTCATCGGAACCGATTGTTGTAAATTGTCTTGCGAATTGCCGTATAGGATTCATCATCCTTAACGAAGCAAAGGCATCATCATATATTACACGACCACCAATTCCTGAGCCTGAGCCTGTTAATGCAGATGCCTCTTTTAAATTGACTGTTGCTTCGCCATCTTTCATGGCTGACTTTACTGCTTCAAGAATGAGATTTGCCATATATGTTTATTCCAAATAAGTTAAAAAAGAAGGGGGTGTTACCCCCCATTCCTTTAATCGTTTGCTGTTGCAGTTGAACGATAAGCAACAATAGCATTAGCATCGTGAATACTTGATGCCAAACGCTTCTCACCGTAGAATGTGATAAAACCAGGCTGTGTCTGGTCGTATCTACGCAGAATCATATTTAGTCTATCAATGATTACATGACCACGATTCCAATCTCCAAAATACATTGGGTACAAATCTGCTTTATCTACACCTGCATAATTTGGCGTATCACAGAATTGATTTACTGTAACATTAAAACCTAGTAAAGAACCAATAATACCATCAGGTCTTGCCAAGCCATCAACATAAATTGGTCTACCATTATCATCAACTAAACCACGAATTGCTTGTAGTTGAATTGGATTAATTAACCATGATGTTGTTGGTGTCCAGTATTGTGTAGGCAAACTATAAATCATGTTAATACAATCTTGATAACTAATGTTGTTAGCAGATGTAGATGTTCCATTTGTAACTAATTGGTCATAGGTAGCAATTTGAGATAAACCATTTGTTGTTGCTACGCCTGTTGTACCATAAATTACAGGGTGAATTGTTCCACCTGCAAATGAACCCGCATATCCATACTGATTCAAACCACGCAGTCCATTTGTTCCGCCTGTTGCATCATATGGAGCAGAATCAGATTGGTCGGAATTTTGTATCATTCCCCGACCTTCCACCTGCGAAAATTCTGCCATCATGTCTGAGACAATGTTAGATTCTAGACCATCAATATCATCTAATGTTGCTGTACGAACTGGGAAAGAACAATTTAAATCTTTTAGAATTAACTGCCAGATTAAAGTATCTTGCGTTGTTGGAGCACCATTGTTTTGAATTGCATAGCCCCATTGAGCACCTGCGTTTCCTGTTTTCTGTCTTAGTTGATATGCTGAACCATCAGTAGATACAGAACGACTAACTCCACGGAGTGGATTAGTTTGACGGAGAGCAACAAAGACTGGGTCATAACCTGTACGACCACCCACATTGTAGCCTGAACCATACCCAGCAGGGTTTCCTAACTGCGAACCAGTCTCTTGTAGGTATGCATCATATTGGTCATCTGATTCAAACAATTTAATTTCTTTTTCTGTACGACTATTAGATTTATAGAAATCACGAACTTGCTCTTTAACAGAACGATTAACTTCTTGTGAAATAGTTTTATAAGTTTTAATTGTTGCAGGTGCTTGAACAGATGCAACCTTTGCTTCTAAGGCTTCAATCTTTTCAGACATTTCTGCTTTTACTGTTTCTAGGTTTACTGCTACTTCTGATTTAACTTCTTCAATCTTAGCAATTTGTTGGGCTTCGATTGTGTCTAGTTTTTCAATAACTTCTTTCATTTGTAACTCCTTATTTAATCCGATTAGATAACGCTTTTAATAATTCTCGCTCTTGTAAAGCATGGAGAATATTATCGGCTACATTGACCACCGCTTCAGCATCACTCTGAGTTGGGGTTTCCTCAATATGTTGTAGAGTGGCATCACGCCCTTCTATTATTTTTTTGAGGATAGAAGATGCGGTGGTCGCATCCTTTCGGGAAAGTCCTGCTTCACGCAAGGCTTTTTCGATTACTCGAGGATTAGCAATGCCATCCTTATTAAAATATTCTAATTTGTTAATTTCTGCTTCTGGATTATTTGGATACATTACTACGCTGATTTCTCTTAACCCGCCCTTAGTAATTTGGAAATATCCATCTTCGGCATCTTCATCACAGGCAACTCCATCAGCATCTACTAACATAGCCTCATCTGCATACGCACCTACAGAGACTCCCCCAAACATCTTAGGTGATTCTTTAAGTATTGAATATACATCTGAACCGCCTACTGTATTTGTATATAGACGACCTTGTGCAGTCATTCCTTGCTCATCAAATTTAATCTTGTTCCATTCGCCTATTGGCATACCCATATCATTATGGTTTAGAAACATTGGCATAGGCTTTTCTGATTTAGAAAATTCATCCGCCCATTGGGCAAAGCCTTCAGGTTGATAATTAAACTTTCGTCCGTCAGCACCTTCTCTTGCTCCCCAAGTTGTCGCTCGGGCTTCTATTCTTCCGCTAGGAGATAGGCTTTCGTTCTGTTCTTGCTCTAGTTTTAATTCTGCTTCGCAAACCAGTAGTAGATTCTTCATTTATAACCCCATTAGTTATTGCTTGATTATTATCTTGTATTGTTGGGGTTTCATCTGCTTTAATTGGGAGTTTAACATTACTCTTTAATATTTGGGAAGTAAATATTGAAAAATAATCTTTCATGTTGCTCCTATATTCATTCTACGGGTTTGATTACCTCCCCCTCCGCCCGTGTCTTGTGGAGATGTACCTGTAATACCTGTATCTTGTTTTTTAGATGTTAATTCGTCCGCACCTTCAATTTTAGGCATATTCAAATATTCTCTAGCCTCATTAGGTGTAAATATACCATTATTAACTCCTGCTGTAACAAAATTCATTTGGTCTAACGGAGCACCTTTTAAAAAATCTTTTGTATCAAATCTAATACATAGGCTTGGATAACCTTTTAATAATGACATATTTAATTTTTGTTCAATATTAATAATGGTCGGGTACATAGTTGTTTTATAAAACTCATCTAATAATGTTTGTGTATTATTAAATTTGCCTTCGCTGATTCCTAATAATTGTGATGGAACGCCAAATAAAGCACATATCCTTTTAATTGTTTGAGCCTTCAAATTCGCAGCATCGGCATCTTGTAAGGTTAGCATATTGACTGTTTCAAATGTCATACCTTGGTCTAATAACATACCTTGTCCGGGCTTACTTAAGTCTGAATCTTTTGAACCGACCATATTAGCCCAAGCATCTTTAAGCCTACCTGCAACTTCTTTAAATTTTCCATCAGGAATAACTTGGTCTGTTTTAAATAACCCGCTTGGCTTTGCACCATTTTGCATAACAAAGTTGGCATATAAATCTATGTCTTGGTCTAATCCAACTAACTCTGTTGCTAATATACCTTTATTAAAACCTGCCGAGCCTTGCCAATTCTGGTCTGATATATGTATTACTTGATAAGGTTCTAAAGGTTCATTTTCATTAAACCCATAACTACTTGTTGATAATCTATACGACGGATAACGCAAAGCAGTTATCTGTGAGGTAATTAATGTGCTGTCTAAGTTGTATGCCTCAATAGGAGTTTGCGTTGGATTTTCTTGGTCTTTTCTCCAAAGCAATGTATATGTCTCTCCTGATAAATCTAACCATTGGCTTAATTGATAAAAGAATTCATATTGTGATTGGAAATTGTTTGGATTTTGCAAAAGGTTTAATACTTGCCTTGCTTTGTTTTTATCCCTTAAACCTGCTTTGTCTGATTTAATTGCATCAACAAAAGTGCCATCTTCCGTCTTATACATAACACTTATACCGCATTGTGCTAATGCTCTTGCCTTAATACCCACGCAAGACATGACTGTTGAATTACGAGATAGAGTAGTTATATTAACTGTTCTACCTGCTTCTGTTGTAGAAGCCGTTGTTACATAAAGTAATTGATTGTTGCCTACAAATGTAGATTTATTGCCTGTTAATGCAACCTGATTACCTAATTGTTGTTGTCCAAATAAGGAGTTTGACTCTTTTTGAGTAAGATTTTTCCTGCTGAAAATGTCTAATATTCCCATGAATTACTCCTAATTTTTTATAATCTTAGCACTAAAACGCACGAAAGCCAAAACTATTTGATACAAAGGGATTATCAAGAGAACAATGGGATGCAATAATTAAAGCAATAATACCATCAACCTTAGCAGATTTATCAGCCTCATTCTTTCTTACTTTTATATTGCCATTAACATCTTCGTATACTTCGCAGTTGCCTAATTGCCATCCTACAAATGGATTACCATTATGTCTTATCTGTCTGTTTAATATTAATTTTTCAATATATTTAGATGGGTTTGATAATACGCCCATGCCCTGCCCCACCTTTTTAACAGGTATGCCTTCATCATGTAAACGAGAGACTAAAGAGGCGGCGTTGTATGCATCATATCCAACTTCTTTTACATCATACTTAGAGCATTGTTGTTTTATGTACTCACTTATTTCTCTATCGTCCATAACATTACCTTGGGTAAGTTTGAGGATTTTGCTATCAATGGCAACCCTAAATATATCCGAGTAGTGTTTAGGAATAATGTCATAACCTGCTTCTGGCAGAAAGAATTGAAATTCTGCTTCATAATCTAATTCACCATATCTCTTTAATGTGCATACAGCATTTAAGTCCCGAGTTGCCGCCAAGTCAAAACCTATAAAGACTGCTTCGGGTGTTCTTGTATCAGGCTCTTTGTTTATTGCATTGTCCCAATGTGTTCTATCTAACCATGCACTATTAGCGCTTACAAATATATTTAATGTCTTACATAAAAATTCATTTAAGACGGCAGGTTTGTGTTTTGCTTCTTCCGCCCTTTGTGCTACTGCTTCTTCAAAAACAGATATGCCATGCATAGGGTTTACCTTAGCCCATATGTTTACATCTCGCCAATCATCTTGAGGGTCTGGTCCATATAACAATCCGAACCACCTTGGGTTATCCGTTGCCTCTCCGTTGAGCATTGCTTGATACATAGACATATCTTCAAAGAATTTTGTGTCTTTTGTAAAAGAAGCCGTTGTTATATATATACGCAAAGGATTCTGCCGTGCAACCATTCCTGAATGTAATACTTCTATAGCATTTCTATCTACAATTTGTGCCGCCTCATCAACAATAACGCATGATGGATTTTTGCCGTCTCCCGTTTTCTTTGTATCACGACTTAATGCTTTAAGCATAGATTGAGAATCTCCAACCTTTTTTATTTCATACTTACTTACATAAAAATAAGATGACATATCAGGAGACATATTTTCAATAAAGCCTTTAGATGCTTCAAACACAATACCTGCTTGCTCTCTATTTGTTGCTAAAGTAAATACCTCTGCTCCTGTTTCTCCAAAGGCTAATTCATATAAAGCAATTACGGCAGTCAATGTTGATTTACCTGCTTTGCGAGGAATAAACAATATGACATCCCGTACCATACGAATTTTTTTATCTTTCTTTTTTCTGAAGCCATAGACGGCACATATTAGAAAGATTTGAAAAGGCTCTAATACAATAGGTTGTCCTGCTTGTGGACCTTTGGTATGCGTTAATACAGAAGCAAAATCTAAGACATGCTGTGGGACAACTTCATCAAAAATCCATTCCCATTCTTGGTTTTCATAATGATTAATAAATCTTTGACAGGCTAACCTTACATCTCGATTTACATTAATCTCGCCCTTGCTTACATCTATTGCATACTTAACTCCTTGTTGCCAATTCAAAATGCAGGACCTCGCATAAGTTTTCCAATAGCACTATTATCTTCTACCTTACCTGCCGTTAAACGACTGCGAGGAGTTAAGCCTAATTCATTCATTAATTGAATAATGTATGTTGTTGCTTTGTTCCTAATACTAATCATTGGATTGGGTCCGGGTGTTTGTCCGTTGTTATAACTTATAACCAATGTATTAGATTTAATACTTCTATTTGCATTAACATAGGTTTCAATATGGTCTGCTAGGATTGCCAACAAATGTTGGTCTTGGTCTGAACCAATGCCATACACCTCATACAGAAAAGAAGATGTTTCTTCAATAAATTTATCCTTGTTCCATGCTTCTGGATTGTCAGCCCAATATGCTTTTGGCACTCTGCGTTTTACGCTACTCGGTAAGAGAGTTGGTTTTTCACGCCGAGGCGTTGTGCCGTCAATTAAATGTAATTCTGGAGGTTTTTTATTCATAATTACGCTATCTTAGTATTAGACCCCCCCATTGTCAAATTACATTGTGTCTTGTTGGGAGCGGGCTTGTCATGTTGTTTATTCCTCGCAAAGCAGGTAAATCCACATTGACCGCCGTAATTGAGTTATA